TCAGGTTATTCTAATGGTAATATCGAAATTACTGGTGGCTCTGGTACAGACGCTGTTGTAACAGCAAATGTTTCAAACACAGTTACAGGCGTTCTCACTAGTCTTACAATTGTTAATCGTGGTCAAGGTTATTTTGTTGGTGAGACTCTTACAGCAAATCTAGTATCACTAGGCGGTACATCCGGAGCAGCTACACTTACATTACGTGCAAATGCATTTATGGGCAGTGTAGAAACATCAACTTGGGGAAGTCTATCAGACAATGTTGCATTTACACAAAGCAACGTATCCTATACTAGCACTCTAGCAGGTGGTACGCTTGGTACAGGTGGAGTAGCAACAGACGCACAAATTGAACTAGGTTATGATCTATTTAAAGATTCAGAAACCTGGGACGTTTCTCTAATCATGACAGGCGCACACTCACAGACAGTTGCCGAATATGTTGTTGAAAACATTGCTGGTGGTACAACAGGTTCACCAGACACCGGTCGTCGTGACTGCGTTGTATTCATTTCACCAGATATGGACGATGTTGTTGATAATGCAGGCAATGAAGCGACAGACATTGTTGCCAAGAGAAATGATTTTAATTCAACATCATTTGCTGTTATGGATTCTAACTGGAAGAAGCAGTTCGATAAGTATAACAATGTTTATCGTTGGGTACCACTAAATGCTGATATCGCAGGTCTATGTGCCCGCACAGACTTTGAGCGTGATCCATGGTGGTCACCTGCTGGTTTCAATCGTGGCAATATTAAGAACGTTACTCGTCTTGCTTGGAATCCAGGTAAAGATGATCGTGACACTCTTTATAAGAACGGTGTTAATCCAGTTGTTCAATTCAGAGGTGAAGGCGTAGTTCTATACGGCGATAAGACAATGCTTACCAAGCCAAGTGCTTTTGATCGTATCAACGTTCGTCGTCTATTCATTGTTCTTGAAAAGGCAATCACCAGAGCAGCTAAGTATTCTCTATTCGAGTTCAATGATGAGTTCACCAGAGCCCAGTTCGTTGCTCTAGTAGAACCTTATCTAAGAGACGTTAAGGGTCGTCGTGGTATCTACGACTTCCGTGTTGTTTGCGACGAAACAAATAACACTCCAGAGGTAATTGATAGAAATGAGTTCATCGGAGACATTTATATCAAGCCAGCAAGAAGCATTAACTTCATCCATCTTAACTTCGTAGCAGTTAGAACGGGTGTTGCTTTCTCCGAAGTTATCGGTAAATTCTAATAAATAATAGCAAAGGAGAAAACATAAATGGCTTTTAACGTTCAAGATTTTAGAGCATCACTAGTTTCAGACGGAGCCCGTGCTTCTCTATTCGATGTTCAATTAACATTCCCAGTTGTTGTTGGAACAGGAGGCACCGCACCAGGTGCCTTCGGTTCTGCCCAGCAGCAAGTAACTTTTAGAGCAAAGTCTACATCACTACCAGGTGATTCAATCTCCTCTATTGGTCTAAACTATTTTGGTCGTGAGATCAAGGTAGCAGGCAATAGATCATTCACAGATTGGTCTTTCACTGTAATCAACGATGAAGATTTTAATCTAAGAAATGCTTTTGAAAGATGGATGTCTGGTATTAACTCACACGTAAGCAATCTTCGTCTACCCGCTATGCTATCAGGCGATGGTGGATATCAACAAGACGCTTATGTAACACAGTATGGTAAAATAGGCGAAGTTATCAAGGTTTATAAGTTGGTCGGTTGTTTTCCAACTGACGTTTCTGCTATCGATCTTGATTGGGGTGCCGATAACATTGAAGAATTTGCTATTACATTCGCCTACCAGTGGTGGGAGTCTGTAGAAACAACAGATTCTTCTACATCAGCATCTCTAATTCAGACTTTCTAAATAATACGATATGGTCGGGGAAATTTCCCCGACCTCTTCTAAAAGGATATAAAGTTGAAATTATTTGGTTTTGAACTAGGTTCTCCTCAAAAGCAACAGACTATAAACAGTGTTCAACCTGAGGGTCCTCAGGCTAAAACATTTGCACTTCCTCAAAATGAGGACGGTGCTGTCACAGTTGCTGGAGCAGGTTATTATGGTACCTATGTAGATTTAGATGGTACATTTAGAAATGAAACTCAACTTATCACAAAGTATAGAGAACTTGCTATACAACCTGAAACAGAAACAGCACTAGATGAAATCGTCAACGAAGCAATTGTTCATGAAGATGGTGGCGAAATTGTTGAAATGAATCTAGATGATGTTAAAGTTCCTGCAGCAGTAAAGAAACGTATTGAAGATGAGTTCAACTATATTCTAAAACTACTAAACTTTGGTAATATGGGACATGAAATCTTTCGTAGATGGTATATCGACGGTCGATTGTTTTATCATCTTGTAATTGATGAAGCAACACCAGAGTTTGGTATTCAAGAAATTAGATATATTGATCCTCGCCGTATTCGTAAGATCCGTGAAATCCAAAAGATGCGAGATCCTGCAACGGGTATCGAGCTAATCAAAAAGCAAATTGAGTATTATCTTTACAATGAAAAGGGTATGATCGGAGCTGGTACCAATCTGGGATCCAAGATTGCTGTTGATTCTATTGTAAATGTTAATTCAGGAATAATGGATCCTAAACAGACTATGATTCTTTCCTATCTACACAAAGCAATCAAGCCATTCAATAATCTAAGAATGGTTGAGGATGCTACAGTTATCTATCGTCTATCCAGAGCACCAGAACGCAGAGTATTCTATATTGACGTTGGTAACATGCCAACGGTCAAAGCAGAACAGTATGTTCGTGATATCATGGTGAAGTATCGTAATAAGTTGGTTTACGATTCATCTACTGGTGAAATTAAAGACGACCGCAAGCATTTATCAATGCTAGAAGATTTTTGGCTACCACGCCGTGAAGGATCCAAGGGAACAGAAATTAGCACATTAGAAGGTGCAAGAAACCTTGGCGAACTAGAAGATGTCAAATACTTTCAAACAAAACTATACAAGGCCCTTGGTGTTCCTATCTCTCGTCTTGAGCAGAAATTACCAGAGACGAAATAAAGTTTATGAAGTTTGTTATGAGACTTCGTAACAAGTTTGCTACACTCTTTGATGATTTGCTTCGAGTTCAATTGGTACTTAAAAAAGTTTGTACCGAAGAAGAATGGAAAGAAATCAAAGAAGATATCTGGTATGATTTCAAGAAAGATAATAACTTCGATGAAATCAAAGAAGCAGAATTACTTAATTTAAGACTAGATACCTTGCAGAAGATTGATCCATTTGTTGGTAAGTATTATTCAGCGTTGTGGGTTCGTAAGAATATACTGAAACAGTCTGATGATGATATTGAAGAAATTAACGCTGAGATGGAACAAGATAATGCTATCATGGCACAACAGCAACAGCAAATGGCCATAGATCAGCAGGCCCAGCAACAGCAAGATATGCAAAATCAAATTGCCTATAATGCACAACAACAGATTGCTCAAGCACAAGTTAATCAAGAAGTTGAAAAGATTACAGGTCCAGATCAAGGTCCAAGTAAAACAGAATTGGTTAACAAAGATTATGAATCTAAGATGATGGATAAAAAAATCGAACTCGAAAGAATAAAGAATAAAAAAACTGTTCCTAAAAAGACAGTTGCTAAAGAAGCCAGAGAATTAGGATTAACTTACATTGGTGAAGGTAAATATGCAGACACTAATGGTAGAGTTACACATCTTAATGAAAATGGTATACTAATAGCATTGTAAGATAAATAGTATAAAGGATAATACTTTTGTCAAAATCTATAGATGTTAGAACACCCGGTTATGATGCTATTGCCAAGAAGTGGAATCTTCCTGTAGCGAAGGTCACATCTTTGGTAGATGATGGTTCTAAAGTAGAAAAAGAACATGTCAAAAGTAACGAAAAGGCAAAACAGATTGCCAGAGACCATATTGCAGAAAGACCAGACTACTATAAGAAACTACGTAAGATGGAAAAGACACCTGTTAAGTTAAAAGAAGAAGGTACAGGTGTGTCTGGTATTCGTGGATTAGGATACGTATCTGGTGATCCCGCAGGTTCAGATCCGGTTCAGGACTATATTGATACTAATACTATGTCTTATACTGATTTCAATGGTAATAGATTAAAGTGGATAAAAAAGATAACTGATGGTCATAATGCTGTAGGCTTTAAAGAGTTTAACCCAACAAAATTGAAAGAGGGTATGTCCACTGAACCTGAAAGAGATAGTGAAACTATCGGAGACTACACTGGTTCATCGAGAAAAGTTATGAAGGTGGATGAAGTAAAGATTTCACCTAAGATCAAAAAAGCTGCTAAAGTTGGTATGACACTAGCTAACTTGGCGACCTTAGGTCAAGTTGCTGGTGATGCCGCAGAAGGTCGTAAAGGTGTTGATCCGAAAAGAGGATTAGTAGCAGCAACTTCAGCTTTACCTGGTGCTGTTGGTTGGGGTGCTACAGGTCTAAACTACACTATTAAGGGTTATGATAAAGCAAGAGAACATCTAAGATCAAAGGTAAAAAAGATGCAAGAAGACTGGCAAGACGTAAATCGTAAAGATAAGACAGATGGTCTATCACAAAAGGCAGTCAACGCTTATCGTCGTGAAAATCCAGGCTCTAAATTACAGACAGCCGTAACAGAAAAGAATCCAACGGGTAAAAGAGCGGCACGACGCAAGGCATTCTGTTCCCGTATGGGTGGAATGAAAAAGAGATTGACCTCTGCTAAGACAGCGAGAGATCCAGATTCAAATATCAATAAAGCACTTCGTAGATGGAACTGCGAGGAATCTACAATCAATGAAATCTCCGCAGAACTAGTCGGAAAGGTTTCTAATGCTCGTTTCTGGCGCAAAGAAGCACCAAGCAAAACACTGACCCGTGCTATCAACAAGAAGTTTATCGAAAGTGGAAAGAAAAAAGATAATACAAAAACAGTAAAAAAAGAGGAATCAACAATGGATACCAAAAATATTGTCAATGAGGCACTTGATAACATTCTTGATAACAATTTAGTAGAAATGAAGCAAAATCTTTTAACAGTTCTTCAAGAAAAGGTAAACGAAAAACTTGAAGAGAAGAAGAAAGAAATTGCATCTAACTATTTCGCACAGTAAGGATTAAATTATGAAGACCCTAAAGCAAATTCGTGAAGAATATAATTCTAGATTTCTGGAGAGATTTGATTCTGCTCCTGATGAACTTATGCTTGAAGGTCGTGATTCTAGTAAATCTGTTAGAATACCATCATCAAAAGACATGCCAGTCATGTTAGTATTTCGCAGAGTGCAATACAGAATTTTTCCTGATAGACAAGTAGTAGCACTTTACTATTCTAGTATGGTAAACAAGTATCTGTCTATACCCTTTGGACCAGATGGTAATCTTAATCTAAGCGAATCTGCTGTCCTTGATGAAGAACAGTTGGACGAATTTTTTCAGGCTGTTCCGGTTGTTGCAGGAGCACTCGCTAGAGTTGGACTTAGCACCGCTGCTAGACAAGTTGGTAGACTAGGTATTGCAAAAACTGCCGGCGGATATCTAAAACGTGGTGTTAAGGCATTAGGCAAACAAGCGGCAAAGAGTGCGCTTAAGAGTGCGGTTGATGGTGATTCCAAAGAAAAAGAAAACAAACCATCAGCATCGGAATATATCGATGCTACAAAGAATAAGTCTGAAATCAGACATGGTTCAGATGTTATTAGAAAATCATCTTGGGATATTGGCACTAATAAGTCGGATGCAACAAAGAAATCATTATTAAGAACCGCTGATATTTCCGCTGCTAGAAAGTCTATTAGCGGCCAAGTTCAAGAAAACAAGATGTCCGATCTTCGCAAAATGATAAATGAAAATGTAGAATTTAAAACACTTGATATTAACGGAAGACAAGTTAATATAAATATAAGTATGGCAAAAAGATTACTTGAAGTTTATGATTCGGTCAATACCAAAAACAAAAAGATTGTTGAAGGTATGTTGAATGAAGACCTTGAGTCCTTCAAGAAACTATTAAATTTCTCAATTAGGAACTAACAATGGCAACAACATTAACTAAACAAACACTAGTGGATACCAATAGACATTCTGTTATTAAGGTTGTCGGTGTTGGTGGAACAGATGCAAACGCATCTCTCGTAGTTGCTGCTAATCTAGCATATGCTATCAATGCAACAGGATCAGTCAGCACATTAAATCCAAAAAGACTAAACAGAATTGCTATTAAAAGAATTTGGGGTCAGGGTCAACTATCAACAGGATCAGTTACTCTGAAATGGGGTGGTAACTCTAACAATGCTATTGTCACATTCGGTAACGGTACATTTGATTATAACTTCGATTCTGGTAGCACACCAGGCACAATCGAAATTCCCGACACAGCAAATTCAACTGGTGATATTCTATTCTCTAGCACAGCTGGTGCAACAGATACTTGGACACTTTTCATCGACCTCAAGAAAGATGGTCGTGATTATGATCAGGGTCAGACAAGAGATCCTGCAGCATTCAATTCAGGAGCATATTCCAGATGAGAGCATTAGTAGAAAGTATTCTAACTGGTGATAATGTTGAGGCTTCTAGACTTTTTGAATCTCGTCTAAATTCTATTGTTGAAAAGAAATTATACGAAAAGAAGCGTATGGTTGCCGCTGATATGTATGAGTCATTACCATCTCGTATGTCGCCTGCAACAATTAAAAAGTATCAAGAAATTGAAAAAAGAGGCATGACTCCTCAAAAAGCATCAGACGTTTATGGAGATCCTAGGGATATAGATATAAATATAACTTCTAAAAAAAGAAAAGCTCCTCCTGCTTCCGATTTGAGACGAGGCAGTTCTGGCGAAGAAATGAATAGAGCAATCGCTGCTAGTAAGAAAAGAAAAGCGGACGACGCTGCTAGACAAGAAAGATTTGCGTCTCGGGTAGGACAAAGACTTGGAAAAGGCGATGTCCGACCCTTAGCAAGAATTGCTGCTATTGGTGCTAAGAAAAAATTAAGTAGCATCAAAGGTGGTCATGATGTTTGGATGGGCAAAAAAGAACCAACGACATTAAAAGGCAAGGGTATTGCTCTTGTCAGAGATATTTTTGCTGGGGAATAAAAAAGGATAAATAAGTATATGAAACTTATTAGAGAAGAAATTCAAGACGTTCAATATCTAGTGGAGTCAGATGGTAAGGGTGGCAAGAACCACTTTATCACCGGTATCTTCATGCAGGCAGAAAAACAAAATCGTAATGGTCGTGTTTATCCTATGAACATTCTATCAAAGGAAGCAGATCGTTACAATCGTGAATATGTTTCAAAGAACAGAGCATTTGGTGAGCTAGGTCATCCAGAGAATCCTCAAATCAACCTAGATAGAGTTTCACATATGATTACAAAGTTGTATCCTGATGGAACCAACTTTATTGGTAAAGCTAAA